CACTTTTACAACGTCAACCGCGCAGCCTGGCAGAAGCTGCACAGCCGGGCCAATACTCTGGTTCCCCCAGTGGTCCCAGCCTGGCGCGCCGCAGCGACTGAACAACTCGATGCGCGGGACATCGCCGTAAAGTAGCTCCAGGCGGTGGCGGACTTCCCACGGCTTTTCACTGTGGGCACCGAGTGGGCTGTATACCACCTGTTTGATGCCAGCGTTCAGCCGCTCCAGCCCGTTGCCGCAGGTGGCGATCAGCAGATCCTCTGTGTTCGCCCGGGTGTGGTTACCGCCGTTCATGCGCGTCTCGGCGTTAAGCAGATCGAGGAAGTCGTAAAAATCAGCGACCTCGCCCTCTGCCAGTGCTTTATTGATGCGGCCCTCTGCCAGTTGGTTCAGCTTTACCCAGGTGAAGCCCTTCATGGTGCGCACGGTAAAGCCCCACGCCTCAGCCAGCTCGATAGCCTCTTCGTTATGCGTGCCGGTGTACCACATTGCCAGCACGGCGTTTTCGGCGGCCAGCTCCCAGACAGGCAAGCGTTTAATGTCGATCAGCTTCATGGTGCCGTAGTGGTTTTCAGCAGCACCGTTGCTGATGGTGTTGCCGTAAGACCACGGTGGATCTGCGTAGATAAGAGAGTATTTACCGGTCACAATGCACCTCCTCGATACGCTTAAACTCGATCACCCAGACCCACGGGTTGGCCTGCCAGCTGTCGTCGCCGTAGATGGATTGCCAGAGCAATGCGAACATTGGTTTTGAATCTTCGAAGCAGCACCCAATTTTTAAAGCCATGTCGATGATCTCAGTGTTTTCGAAGAGACCATCAACAGCCTCTATCCCCTCGGCCCAGCAATCCTCTTCGCTGATGCTGTTCAGACGTTCGACCCGCACATCGGTGATCTCCAGCAGAATCCGGCTGGCCCAGCGCGGCATGTGAATGCTGGGTGTCCAGCGGATATCCTCAGCCGGCGGCACGTTCTCGTAATGCGAAGGCACATGCTCTGGATAGTTCGCCCGGTAGAGCTGCAGGTCCGGCGCCCCGGCACCTGCTTCCGCCCACGTTTCCCGCACCCAGATGCGATTGCCTGGCTTACCGAACGGACTATTCCAGTAGTTGCCCGCCGCAAGCTCCCCGGCCAATTCATTGCCTGCCAACTCACAGCCCATGTTCTTATCGATTACCGGGAACTTAACCGGGCGCCGGGTCTGCGTCTTCCGGCCGTCCAGGATAGCCCGCACCATCTCACCGTTAAAAATCATTCCATGTTCTTTCACGCCGCCACCTTCTTACTGTTGAGCAGCTCAGCAATGCGCTGAGCCTTTAATGGATTTTTGATAACCTGCCCGTCTGGTGACAGCCACCCGCGGCGCAGCATTGAATAACGCAGCGTGACGCTGCCGACGGTGATACCGTCATGCGGGTTAGTCATAAACCACCCCACGGCATCCGATCCCGCTGTATTCCCCCTGGCGGGCGTGATTACTCCAGGTGATGCACTGCTGGCGGCGTATCGCGATACGGGCCCGCTCAACTTCACCGCTGGCGACATCCATGCACTGGAGCCAGAGGCGGGCGGCGACGCGATAATGGCCGCGCTTCTCCCGCTCAATGGCGCGCTGCTCGATCTCCATCGCTTCCGGGGTGATCGCGACAACCTTTCCATTGCTGCGCTGAGAAACTTTATTCATGTGGTACTTTTCAAGCCGGGTTAACTTTTTCATCTGAGTCAGCCTTCTCAACTGATTACCGCCGCCACCCACATCAGGTAGGCGACAACGGCAAGACACAGGTAAACATCTGCCCATCGTGCGATGTGCTTATTCAGCCGCTTCATGCGGCGTTACTCACCGGGCGGTATTTCCGCAGCTCAACCGGCGGCTTTTTTCCGGTGTAAACCTCCGGGCTCTCCGCTTTGCGCTTATCTAGCCACTGCTCAATCTCTTCCTGCGTCCATGCGCAGCGGCGGTCGGTGATATACCAGCGCTTTGGAAACTCTCCAGCGGCTTCCAGGCGTTCGATCGTGCTCCATGACAGTGGCACCACCGCCAGGAGTTCCTTTTTACCTAATGCACCTTTCATAGATACCTCTCTTGGTTGCAGGTGTGGCGCCGCAGCGCCACGGTGGTGTTATGCGAACTCAGGACGCATATCATTAAGGGTCGTCATGAAGCCCTGGTGGTATTCTTCACCGAGCTTTTCTGCCATCGCGTTGATCTCATCCTCAGCGCGTTTGAACATCGATTTGGCGTCTGCTGACGATGAATCCAGGCTATTAAGGATCGCGCTGACATACTCACGCGCTTTTTCTCGATCAGAATCCGAAACGACTGTCAGGCTCTGCTGTTCATCATCGACGACTGAATACTCGCCGGTGATAACGGCGGCGTTATCCTGACTCAGGCCAGCTTCAGCACGCTCATCCATAACAACGGCTTTTTGCAGTTCAATGGAGACAGGCAGATATTTGAAGAGGCGGCGGATCACCGTCTTTTTTGCCATTTCATCAAAGTGGTCAACCCATGGGCCGCTGCTGCCGGCCTTGCTCAGGGCCCTAACTTTTTCGACGTCTGCGCGGCTCATGACCTCAAACTGGACGCCGCCATCTTTCAGGCGGGCTACTGAGTAAACATGAGTCAATTCTCCCCGATCCCCTGTCTCGCATGGCGAATGTTCCAGCGTTTCTTCCAGCCCGTATGAGTAGCTGAATTTGTCGTTTGCATGTACGGTACGCGCCGAGATGCTCAGGATCTGGCCGGAACGGCGTGCGAGGTCGATCATCCCGCGATAACCGATAATCAGCTGTGCTTCAGTCGATACGGTTTTCCATGCGCCGTTCACTTTCTGACGCTTATCGAACGGGATCAGGTACGCATGACCTAGCGCACCACCAGGTTCGAGGCCAAGCTGAGCGCACTGCATGATTGCGCCGAGGAAGCTGGCCTGGTCGCAGGCTGCCAGTTTTGGTACCTTGCGGATCTCAGTGGTTGCAATGCGCGCCAGTCGATCAGCGGTCATATGCTTTGGAAGAGCCAGGGCCATCTGTGCTTTGATTTTTGGGTCAGCAAGAAGGCCAGCCAGTGTGGTTGGTTTCTCTCCATGATGGGCTACTTGTTGGCCGGTGGCCGCTGCTTTGAGTGCGTTGGTAGACATAATTTCTCCTTACTTCAATCTGAATACGCGCGATTTAGACGCAGTTTTAAATTTCTCGAATAGTCCTGGGTGTGCCACCTGAAAGGACTGCTGATCGAATCGATTACTGACCTGCGTTTTCCATGTGCAGATCGGCTTACCATCCAGCGTCAGAATTGAATGCTCCTGCATGTAAAGCTTCAACTTCTCTTCCGATACGGCTATTTCCTCTTCCAGTTCTTTGAATCGTGATTTCATGTCACGCAGATCGTTGAAGAGCGTTAATGCCTTGCCATCAGCTTCTATGCTGGTTCCCGCGTCTTTATCGAACATCATGTAGATATCGCTGACGCTGGTTGCATCTGGCGGGTTAAGGTTGACGACTCGATCCCAGAAGGCGACTTCTTTTTCCAGGATGGCCTGTATGGTTTCTTCGTCACGTTCGACCCGGTAGATACGGAAGTCATCACCACCGATGAGAACGCCGAATACACACACCTGCTTACCTGTCACCATCATTCCGTGCATGGCCTGGGCTGTGTAATGCACAGGAATTTCATCCGTCTGCACTTCCCCCCATTCCTTCGCCTTAAAAGGGCTGACAGTTTTGATCTCGATGTTCTCGCCGGTAGCCGCTTCTGCATCGATCTCAGCTGCGATAAATCCGTAATCGCGATGGATATACCGGTTACCACGGTGGATTATTTCCAGCCCAGTCTCTTCTGCCAGCAAGTCGATAACGTATGGCTCCATGCGCTGCCCGCGGGTGAAAACCTTCTGCTTGGTCAAATCAATCGGCTTTACTCGTGGCTGCACTTTGTCGAGATAAACCTCAAGAGGTGTGCGCCATGGGCTTATGCCGAGGATCCCGGCGACATCACTGCCGCCGAGGTATTTCGTTCTGTCAATGCTGCCAACGTTCTGAATCATGCCGCATCCCTGCCGCTGTCGATTTTGTCGGCCAGATCCATCCGGGCGATGACGCCGGTGAGTTCGCGCCTGATGCTGTCCATCAGCTCTTCAAACTCTTCAGTTTCCTGAGCGGCGCTCAGCACATCAGCGCGAACGCCCATGCGGATCAGAGCTCGGTTGAAGGATTCATCCATCCCGGCGCCGTTGGTTGCTTCGATCAGCTCAACGTGGCGGTCGTACAGCTGCTCGCTTAAGGAGAAATCGCGGTCGAAATTGACCATGATTTTTTTAAGGTTCATTACCTGATTAGTGTTCACTTGCTCACCCCCATATCCATTTCAGTCTTCACCGCAACTTTGCTGATGAATGCCCACTCGATGGCTTCCGCCAGAGAGAGAAACTTCCAGCTCATCAGCCCGCACGCCGTAACGCAGTACCAACCGTTGATAACTTTCCACTGCATGATTTGTTCACCTCAGTGTTACCGTTGAGGTAATGATTATCCGTATGTGGTTTGAAGTCAATAGATATGATTACAAAAAATTACCTGTCAGGTAATTGTTATGACGTAAAAAAAGCCGCTCTATGGCGGCTTTATTGTTAAGAATTAATCAGTTAGTCTTGCTTTTCTGCGTTCTGATTAATCACAAACTGGATGTAACTCTGAATCTTCTCTTTCTCGGTTTCAGGTAACGATGCGAACTTTGCCCGGTCATAGGGTATTGTTGCCGGATCCCGGGGATGTATAAGCAGTTCGTAACCATGCCGGCCGAACGCGGCGGCGAGTGTTTCGAGTGTGGAGATAGACACGCTGACTTCGTTATTCAGCATGCGGTTGATTGTAGCCTGGGCGATCCCGGATGCCCGGTGCAGTTTCCCCTGCGATGAAAGGTCTCGGCTCTCTCTCATCCAGCGCTCAAGGTTATGAGCAGCCAGAGAACCGATATCACTCGGGCCTATGGGAGAATATCCTTCTTGTGAAAGAGAGTGATCTATATCCAGCCAGTTCCTTGGCTTGTTCGCGGCAGCTTCTATTTTCCTTGCTACCTGGTCACCAATAACTTTTTTACCCAGCACCCAACGGTTAACAAGATTGGCCGGAGTCTCCATTCTTTCCGCAAGACGTGTCTGCACGCCGTTGAACTCTCGATTGATGAGTTCACTTAAATTTTTTATGCGGATTTCCTGAATGCTTTTCATGCTGTGGTAATTCGCTCCAAATAAGAATCATTTATGGGTTCAATTTAAAGCGAAATTACCTCACAGGTAAATGCACCTGATGGGTAACAATCCTTGATTTTTATTACCTGATGGGTGAATATTTATTATCTGAAATTAATATCAGGCAATAGTTATGAGCGACAACGAAAAGTTTGATTTCAAGAAGCACTGGCTTGATCTCACCCCTGATGAGCGAAAAGCCTTTGCGGAAGAGGCCGGAACGACCAGCCACTACATCCAGACGCATTTAACTGGAAAGCGTAAGATGCCTGGTAAGGCCTTGATGAACGGGCTGTTTAAGGCCTGCAAATCCCGTGAATGGGTAAAAACAAAGCCTGAACTGGCAATCTTCTTCTACTCCTGATCTCCGCTTTCAGCCCAATCAGACCGCCGCCTGGCGGTCTTTTCATATCTATTCGTACCTCTCAGGTAATTATTATCCGTATATGGTTGATCTTTTTTCCTGCCTGACCGAAAATCACCGTAATAGTAAACGTTAATGAGGTTACGGAATGGACATTATCACTCGCCTTGACGCTGCAAAGGCAGGGCTGAAGCGTTATTACACCGGCAAAAAGTGCAAACATGGTCATGACAGCGAGCGTTACGTTTATAACGGTCACTGCGTTACATGCGCCATCAATAGCAGCCTGCGCCGCCAGGCAGAAATTAAGCAGCTCATGGCCGAAGCCAGCCTGCAACACTTAAGCTGACGACGGGTATTATCCATGAGCAGACACGCTACAGAGTGGGCATGGAAAACCAACCCAGGCAGCTCATCACTGAAACTCATCCTGCTCTCTATGGCTGATCGGGCCGATGAATACAATCTCTGCTATCCCAGCATCGAACGCCTCGTTGTGGACACAAGTCTGAATAAAAAAACCGTTCAGGCCGGGCTGATCTCGCTCATTGCCTTAGGGCTTATTTCCGACACCGGGGAGAGAAAAGGGGCAACCAGAAGGGTCAGGGTTTTCTCTTTAAACATACCCAAAAACGGTAATGTTCCCGAAAAAGGGAATATACCCAAAAACGGGAAGTTGAATGATCCCAAAAACGGGAAGTTGAATGATCCCAAAAACGGGATGCAGAACCTATCAGTTAACCAGTCATATAACCAAGAGAAGGAGAGCGGCGTAGAAACGGTGGTTTTAATGCCTCCAGAACCCGCCGCAAACAACGCCGTGATCGATAACTTTGCTCCACCTGGTGGGCTTGGTCAGTTCGGTAAATTCTCCATGCATGAGTCATGGACCCCGTCTGATGATTTTATCCGGGTGTCATCGTTGCAGGGTATCCACCTGGATTTCCAGCCAACACCTCAGGAGCTGGCTGAATTCAGGATCTACTGGATGGCCGAGGGAAAGGCTTTCCACCACGCACAGTGGGAGCAAAAGCTTGCCAGGCGTCTGCTGGTCAGCAGGCAGAACAAAATTACCTCACCTGAAAACAACGTACCGCACTGGAACAGTCCAGAGGCGTGGGAGGATTTTCTGTGAATAACGTCTTTACCGCCATCCAGAGCCGTGACGGGGATGCATTAGCCCGCCTGACCGGTTCAGACCGCCAGTACGCTGGCAATGACAACGTGGTTAACATCACCGCAGAGCGCCTCGTAGACGCGTTGTTTAAGCAGCTCAAGCAGCTGTTTCCGGCAGCAGAACAGACCAACCTGAAAACGCCTGCGCAGGAGATCGCCGCAAAGCAGCAGTGGATCGCCGCGTTCGCCGAGGGTGGCATTCGTACCAGGGAGCAGGTATCGGCAGGCATGCGCCACGCACGCGCCAGCGAATCACCGTTCTGGCCGTCGCCCGGGCAGTTCATCAAGTGGTGCAAGGACAGCAAGATGGTGCTGGGGATCAGCATCGAGGACGTGATGGGGGAGTTTCACCGCTACGCCCGCGAGAAGAGCATGCAACCAGGCGGCCCGGAACACTTCCCGTGGCGACACCCGGTCATGTACTGGATTGTGTGCGATACCCGGCGCGCGATGTACCAGCGCCAGCTGAGCGAGGCAGAAGTCGAGAAGCACGCGCGAAAGCTCCTGGATGAATGGGCGTCGAAGGTGGCGGCCGGTCACCAGATCCCCGACCCGGTGCTAAGCATCCAGGCAAAGCCGGAGCCTATAACCACGCCGCCTGACACCGGCGGGAACGCCTACCACCCACCAGGGCGAAGTTTCGGATGTATGCCGAACGCCGCCACCCTGGGAGGGATAACCCCGGCGCAGTGGCTGATGGAGGAATACAGGCGAGGGAAAGCGGCAGGCACCATCAAGTAATACCCGGCGCGACAGCGCATTTTTTTACGCCTGAATAATTACCTGTAAGGTAACAAAATATGCGCATGACTATTGATTTTAATCCGTAAGTGGATTTTAATTACCTGAGAGGTAAGCGATGAAAAAGCAGTTGCAGGCTCTGGGCAGGCTCAAGTCCGGCCAGATGAACAAAACCGAGGAGTCGTACTGCCAGCATCTTGAGTTGCGTAAGCACGCCGGGGAAATCGCCTGGTACCGCTTCGAGGGGATCAAGCTGCGACTGGCTGACAACACGTTCTACACGCCTGACTTCGCAGTGATGCTCACCACTGGCGAGATGGAACTGCACGAGGTGAAAGGTTTCTGGACAGACGACGCCAGGGTGAAAACCAAAGTCGCCGCCGATCAGTACCCGTTCCGCATCATCGGGATAACTGTGAAGCCGAAGAAAGCAGGTGGGGGCTGGAAAGTCGAAGAGTTCTAAATCGAAGATCCTTTTTGATATCAACGTAATCAATAACTTAAACGGGTAAGCGGGGGTAAAGATGGGAACTGTTATCAATCAGTGCCTGGCTTCTGTCAGGGGCGGGAGAGCAGAAGTATGAATGAGCGCGAGCAATTAGCGAAAGATAACGGGATGACCATCGAGTTCGTGAACTGGTTCTTCGACAACAAGAAAGACGGTTGCGGAAACGTCTGGTTCATGATGATGGCGGCAATGTGGGAAGGCTGGAACGGGCGGGAAGCCAAGTGCGCGGCGCTGGCTGCCGACAGCAAAAAACTAAAAAGGATTAGCAAAGCCATTCGACTTTTAGATGTTGTGAAAAGTCGACAGCGCTGGCATTCAAATTGCCGCGCTCAAATGTTGCATCTCCGTAACGGCACGGATGGAATTTTAGGCGCCACTGATGAGCATGCAATTGCCTATAGCAACATTGATATGCGGAGAGAATTCCTGCAATCCGTTTTGGATGACAGGCCTGTTAATTGGGCTTACGCACGTTATCTGGAGAACGGTGAATGGCTAGAGCGTTGCAATATTTCCAGAAAGGCATTTTACGCCCAACTTCGCCAGGAGGCAGCCAAATGAGCATCAACAAACAGGCTTGCGACAAACTGAAATCAGCCGCAGCGAAAGCGGTTGATAACTTCGACCCGAATATGTTCGTAGAAACCCGCGACGTGCTGGCGCTACTGGATGAGCTGGAAGCCAAAGACAAGCGGATCGCTGAACTGGAGGCGAGAGAGGTGAAAATTCCAGAACTGAAAATGCTCAGAGATTACCTTGCCGAAGTAACTAACAGAGAGCGTGAAGATATCTTGCTTGGGGCGAAGCTTGAGTTTCATCGCGCGTTACAGGACGCTGGAATCATCACTAAGGTGGGGGAGTAGGAATATGGCTGACAAATTCAAGATTCGAGCAGAAGACGTTGAGCCGGGGGATGTGGTGATCACCCATGAAGGTAAGCGCTACACGGTGAAGTCGTTCTGGATGGAGGATGACATCGTAACTCTGTTCGGCGTCGATGGGTCTGAAACTGAATATGACTACAACGACATTCTCAATATTGAGAGGACTAACCCATGACCAAATTCACCAAAGAGCAGCTCATCGCTCGCATCGAAAAGCAGATTGATATCAACGCCACGATAATTGAGCGTCTGGGTGATGACTCCGCCGCTGTGTCGGAGTTGGCGGTTGAATTCGCGACCATGGACATACAAATACTTGATATCGCACTGGCAGCGCTGATGGCTGAACCATTCATGCATGGCATAGTTGATCCGGACGGAATCGCGCATATGGATGAAAACTGCGTTGCGCTCAAGCCTTATGCACTGGATGAAGAAGTGGACGCGCTGAACGATGAATGCCCGGAGCCGCCATTTAAGGTTGTTCCTCTGTACCGCCAGCCACTACTGGAGGGATTGAAATGATGGAAAGGCTAACAGATGAGCAACTGACTGCTGAGCTTGATGGCAGAATAGCCCTGCGTGATAGCTACATTAAGCACGGATACCACGGCACCGCAGCGGCATATGACGCAACAATAATGGCCTTAACTGAACTAAAAGAATGGCGCATGGCAGCACCACAGTTACCGCAGCCAGCGGCGCCATTCGGATTTACCGATGGAGATGCGCACGGGATGGTTTACGAGCCTCGTCACGCCGACAGACTGGCAAATCCCATGCCGGTTTACAGGCTGCATCCGCAGCCAGCGGTTGTGCCTCACCCAGTTTCAGCAGTTAAGGGTGAGCTGGCATTCATTGACCACTTTGAGCGCATCATCGGTGATCGGGATGGAGATATCGACATCGGTCAGTTAGGGAGAGGAAATTACGATGCACTTATGCTGGCTGCTTTGGATGCATTCCGCGCCACCATGCTTCAGGCTGGCAACTCTCAGGTGATTCCGGATGCATGGATTCCGGTAAGCGAGCGGATGCCACCAAATAAACCGGGAAGCTACGAGTACATTGTGTTTGAGTCGTTAAATAATCGCGCGCATCACGATTACTGGAATGTTCCAGACGGCTCTTGTGATGATTTCCCTCCATTCTGGAATCACTATGGAAAGTATGTAACCCACTGGATGCTACTACCAGCAGCACCGCAGCAGGAGAGTGAGTGATGATTACCGCAACCACTACCACTGTTTGGCATTCATCGGTAAAAGGCCGTAGATATTTATCGCGCCGTGCTGCAGTAGAGGCCGAGGTCAGGATGATAATTTACAAGCTTTATCCGCCTGAGAAGCCAGAGTTCGACAACGTGGGGATGACATATCCTGGGTATGACATTAAACATGATGACCCGGAACGTTACGCTAAGCTTCATCGCCGTATCAAGCGCCTCGTTGAGAGAAGCGCTGGGAGTGCCCGCAATGCCTAAATCCCCAGCAGAACGCAAAGCAGCGCAGCGTGCACGCCAGGCTGAATCCGGCAATCGCAAGCTGGAGTTGCAGCTGGACTCGCAGGAAATGGCAATGCTCGAGCAGAACTGCGCCGCCCGGCGCCCTGGTCGTGCGCCGTATGAGATGGGTGAGTACATCGCGCTGCTTATCCGCCAGGATGACGCTCGGGTGCGCGGCCGCATCAGGTCCATCAGCGCCAACCGCTGCGGCAAGTGTGGCGACAGCCTGCCGGTGAACTCCTGCCCTTGCCAGGGTGATTCACAGTGCTGGGCGACAAACGGCTGGCACGAAACAAAATTATCTTTGTGACATGTCACGTTGCGTTGACTAAATCCTCATGTGATTATACTGTTTATGTATACAGTATTTTCATGTGAGGTACCACTATGGGCTTTCCATCCCCGGCTAATGACTACGTTGAAACCAGGCTCACCGTAGACAGACTCTGCCAGGTAGACGCCAACTGCCGGGTTATCGAAACATCGTCGGGTTTCGCCGTCATCAACACCGCCATTCGACCATCAAAAACCAGCGTACTCTGCGTCTCGTTCTGCGGGCGCGTGCAGTTCGCCGTGCAGCGCGGCAATGCGCTGATTGTCTCAGAAGGTGAGGCGGTAGAGGGCGAGGCGCTGGACGACGTAACCGTGATGGGGGTGGTGACCTTCCTGATTAATCGCGCGCCGGGCTCCGAATCTTACGATCTGCCAGTCATGTAACATCTCTGCGGGCGTGATAGTATTACCTGCATGGTAATTAAATTACTCAGGTGGTAATTATGCCCGCAGCAGCAAAGCCGCATAAACGCAAATCAACGCAGTATAAGCCCCTCACAGCGATGCAGGAGGCTTACTGCCAGTCCTACATCAAATATCCAGAGAACCAGTCTCAGGCGGCGATTGACGCAGGATTCTCACCCAATACCGCAGCCGTTAAAGCCAGCGTGATGATGCGCGACGAGCGTATCCAGAAACGGATTGCCGAACTGATGGAAGAGCGCAACAAGCGCCTGCGCGTCAGCGCCGATTATGTTCTGCTGCGCCTGGTGGAAATCGACCAGATGGATGTGCTGGATATCCTGAACGATGACGGAAGCCTGAAACCGATCAGCCAGTGGCCGAAGATATGGCGCACCACGCTCAGTGGGTTTGACCTCTCCTCGACCATCATCAACATGAACGAGGACGCGATCGAGAACATCCTGAAAAAAATCAAATGGCCGGACAAGGTGAAGAACCTCGAGCTGATTGGTAAGCACGTCGACGTCAACGCGTTCAAAGAGCGCCTGGAGGTTTCCGGCAGCATCACCATCGCCGACCGCATGGCCGCCGCCCGTAAGCGCGTCCAGGAGCAGGCAGGTGGTGGCGAATGACCGATGTCGCGCTGTCGCCTGAAGAGCAGCTCGTCGAGGATATCGCCGGGTTTACGCACGACCCGCTGGGCTATGCGCTGTATGCGTTTCCGTGGGGAGAGGAAGGAACAGAGCTGGAGCATGCATCCGGGCCGCGTAAGTGGCAAGCGGAGGGATTCCGCGAGATACGGGATCACCTTCAGAACCCAACCACTCGTTACCAGCCTATCATGATCGCCCGCGCATCAGGTCATGGCGTGGGGAAATCTGCATTCATTTCGATGCTGATTAAATGGGGAATGGATACCTGCGAGGACTGCAAGGTGGTGGTGACCGCCAACACCGACAACCAGTTACGCACCAAGACCTGGCCGGAAATCATCAAATGGTCGAATCTGGCTATCACGAAAGAGTGGTTCACCTGCACCGCCACGGCGATGTACAGCAACGATCCGGGCCACGATAAACGCTGGCGCGCTGACGCAATCCCGTGGTCTGAGCACAACACCGAAGCGTTTGCCGGCCTGCACAACGAGCGTAAGCGGATCATCGTGGTGTTCGACGAAGCGTCCAACATTGCCGATCTGGTCTGGGAGGTTGCCGAAGGGGCGCTGACGGACGAGGATACAGAGATTATCTGGGTGGCGTTCGGGAACCCGACGCGTAACACCGGGCGTTTCCGTGAGTGCTTCCGCAAGTACAAACACCGCTGGAAGTGCGCCCAGATCGACAGCCGCACCGTGGAAGGCACCAACAAACAGCAGTTGCAAAAGTGGGTGGACGACTACGGCGAGGACAGCGACTTCGTGAAGGTCCGTGTGCGCGGGGTATTCCCGGACGCGTCAGAGCTCCAGTTCATCCCGACAGGCCTCACCGATGAGGCGATGAAGCGCGTGGTGACTGCCGCCCAGGTGGCGCACGCCCCGGTGATTATCGGCGTTGACCCGGCGTACTCCGGCGTGGACGACGCGGTTATATACATGCGGCAGGGCCTGCACAGCAAAGTGCTCTGGACGGGCAGCAAGACCACTGACGACCTGATCATGGCGAAGCGCATAGCCGACTTTGAGGACCAGTACCAGGCTGACGCAGTATTCATCGACTTCGGCTACGGTACCGGGCTGAAATCCATCGGTGACGGCTGGGGTCGCACATGGCAACTGGTGCCGTTCGGCGGTGCATCAACCGACCCGCAGATGCTGAATAAGCGCGGGGAGATGTTCAACAGCGCCAAGACCTGGCTGAAACTCGGCGGGGCGCTGGACGATCAGGAGACGGCAGACGACCTGTCGGCGGCAGAGTACAAGGTCAGGGTGGACGGCAAGATCGTCATGGAGCCGAAGGAAGATATCAAAGACCGGTTGGGCCGTTCCCCTGGCAAGGGTGACGCGCTGCTGCTGACCTTCGCCTTCCCGGTTTCAAAACGGGTTCACATGCCCGGCCAGCAGAGCCAGCAGGGCAGGGCTATCACGGAATACGATCCGTATGCATAACCGCTTTGGGGGATAATTTCAGATTATGCTCTGTAGGGGATAAAAAAAAGCCCGCGCATCGGCGGGCTGATTGTGACATGTCACGGCGCTAAAAGCCGTCGAATTCGTCTTTCATTTCTCGCTCAGTTTCTGCTTCAACAGATAACCTTCCAGCATCCAGATTTTATTCACTGCATTTTCGCGGGCGATCTTGCGTCCAATTTCAGCGTCGAAATTCTCCGGGCTTGCGCAGGCGCTTTCACCAGTGACGGTGAAGCCGTTGCGCAGCACCAGGACGCAGAATGTCAGCAGAGAAAGTGATTCATGTGGCTGATAGTTGACCTCTCCGCCGGTGTGTTTCGCTTTGATTGCTACACCAAAGGAACCATCTTCTGCTGTGAAATATGCCTCCTGAACAATAACGCTTTCGATATGGTCTGGCGTAACGCGCGGCGCAGTTAAGCCTTTGGACTGAATTTCCTGCTCAATAGCCATGCAGGATGGTGCTGGAGATGCGGTTGATACCATCATATTCACCTTAAAAAAATGCCCACCGAAGTGGGCGAACTGGAAGCAATGAGGGTGCCTTCCTTGGCGGGTGTCACAGGGTTTACAGAACAACGTCATCGCAATGGCGCTCTGCTGTAAAAAGGGGCGGTACCAGCGACGATTCGGGATTCTGGTACCGCCAAAACAACACAGCAATGGTACTGACTATCACGGTCCTAAGGCGTGATTGGGTTGTGGTGGCCGGTACTGATCTCCGGCTTGCCTGATCAAAAGCACTGATTAGATCGGTATCCCCTCTGCGCAATGCATGGCGGGATTTCGCGCGCATCAGCCTGCACATTCACCACAATCAAAAAGAGCACTACCGCGTTCTGCCGTTCCATCCTGGCTTTTGGTACCGCAACGGCTGCGAGATGTTTTTTGCATGCCAGCGCTCTTTTGGTTATGGCCTCGTCTCTTCCGAGGTGTCACACCTGATCGCCACGATGGTGAGTCGCATGTCACGCATACCGAAAACGCTGACTTGCACATTCCGGCTACCCGGTTGGGGAAGTAGCATCAGGGAAACCCGCCCGGACCGCTTCGGCACATGTGCCATATGCCGCACTTCTTGTTACCTGAAGGGTAATAATAACTCGTAATTCTGTCAATATACTACGTAAATAAATCCGTATATGGTTAAATTGGTAATAATTTAATCGCGACGGAGTATTCGCCATGTGTATGGGCAGCAAGCCATCTGTACCAGCAGCGCCGGAAGTACAGGCAGCACCTCAGGAGCAGGATGCAGCGGTTGTTTCTGCGCGTGATGACGAAGAGCGCCGCCGCCGTCAGGCTGCCGGTCGTAGCTCCACGCTGCTGACTGGTGCCCAGGGCGATACCTCCACTGCCAATACCAGCGGTAAAACGCTGCTCGGCCAGTAACGGAGCAGTCGGATATGGCGGAAACCGTAAAAGAGCGGCTGCTGAAGCAACTCGCACAGCTGAAGAACGAGCGCACTTCTTTCGAGCCGCACTGGCGCGACCTGAGCGACTTTATCAATCCGCGCGGTTCCCGCTTCCTGACCTCTGACGTTAACCGTGACGATCGCCGCAATACCAAAATTGTTGACCCGACCGGTTCGCTGGCGCAGCGCATTCTGTCCAGCGGCATGATGTCAGGCATCACCAGCCCGGCTCGTCCGTGGTTCAAACTGGCAACGCCTGACCCTGACATGATGGATTACGGTCCGGTGAAGATCTGGCTGGAAGTCGTGCAGCGCCGCATGAACGAAGTGTTCAACAAATCGAACCTGTATCAGTCGCTGCCGATCATGTACAGCAGCATCGGCACCTACGGCACCGCCGCAATGGCAGTGCTGGACGATGACCAGGATGTGATCCGCACCATGCCTTTCCCGATTGGCTGCTACTACCTGGCGAACAGCCCGCGCGGCAGCGTCGATACCAGCTTCCGCCAGTTCTCTATGACCGTGCGCCAACTGGTGCAGGAATTCGGTCTGGAGAACGTCAGTACGTCAGTTAAGAGCATGTTTGAGAACGGCACCTATGAGCAATGGATCGAGATTAACCACTGCATCATGCCGAACATCAACCGCGACACCGGGAAGCTGGACAGCAAGAACAAGCCGTTCAAATCCGTCTATTTCGAAACCGGCGGCGACAACGATAAGCTGCTGCGCGAATCCGGTTACGACGAGTTCCCGATCATGGCGCCGCGCTGGGAAGTGAACGGCGAGGACGTTTACGCCTCGTCCTGCCCTGGCATGCTGGCGCTGGGTCAGGTTAAAGCCCTGCAGGTTGAGCAGCGCCGTAAAGCGCAGCTGATCGACAAGGCCACCAACCCGCCGATGGTTGCGCCTACATCCCTCAAAAACCAGCGCGTTTCCCTGCTGCCTGGCGATGTGACCTACCTCGATGTAATGACCGGGCAGGACGGATTCAAGCCT